CCTGAAATGCTCACCACCCCCTACACCAGAGAAGTCTTTGGTGGTAGCCTTGATAAACCTGAGACTTATGGGGAGGGTAACTATCTGGATGAGGTTATTCGTAGGGCCACACGCTTCCTACCCGAAGTGGACTTTGTGCAGTATGCTCAGAGCTACAATGGTAAGTCCGCGATCCCTTACTACAGCCCCTTTAGTGCAACACCTGTAGGCTCTTTTGACCCTCTGTCGAAACAGTTTGGTTTTGCTGCTTCAAAGAGACCTAACGAAATCCAGAAGGAAATCTCTAGGTTGAACCTCAAAGAGTTTGAACTCTATGGCAACAAGACTGTGGCTAACCCTGCAGTGGATGTGCTTGTAAGAGAGAGACTTGGAAAGAGCCTACCTCAGAAGTTCGAAGTGTGGAAGTCTCAGGTAACTCATGGTGGTAGGTTTGCAGGTAAAACTTACGACGAGATTGAGGACACGGGGGATCGCACCAACTTGTTCTTGCAGTTTGTTGGGGAAGAGATCGCAAAAGAAAAAGAATTTGTGGAGGAGGGTTACAAGAGCTTTCTTACAAGCAACCCAAAAGCTGCTGCAGGTTACATTAGAAACATGTATGTGCTGGAGGAAAAGAAGCTGATCTCCAGTACAAAGAACAAAGAAATCTACGACACAGCGGTAAAGACATTCACCAGTGGTGAGTTTGGCAGTGCTGCTGATTACCTTGGAGCCTCTTCATCTGTTGTGGAAGAAGTGGAAAGACGACAGGCTATTATGTCGTGGGGTAAACAGCTTGATGAAGGCTTTGTCCCTCTTCCAGAAAATAGATTTGACTGATACAAAAAGAGAGGGGGCCGCGAGGCCCCCTAAGTCATTCTTAAGTCAGTCTTCAAGCATAAAGTCTGCCCACTCTTCTGCTTCCCTCTTAATCTCTTCTCGTCGTACAGGACCAGAAGTACGAGACAGTAGGGCATTCATAGCCATTCCCATCAAGTAGATTTTGGAAGTCATTGGCTTGGGAGGGACACTATGCCTCTTCTTTGCTCGAAACTCTTTGGCTTCTTCTTCGATCTTCATTGTCTCTAACCCGTTCAAGGTTGGCAGCGTAAGCTTTGGTGAATCCAAACACCCAGTCACGATATCTGGGGGTGTCTTTATTGTAGGGGTTCGAGGTATTACCTTGGGCAAAATCTTTGTATCCTTGTTCAAATGCGTTTATCATCTGTCACTCTCCATGTACCAAATCATAGCGACTACGGCAGCGATAACAATTAAAGTCTCTATCACGTTTTCTCTCCCCAGAGGTAACATTTGTAAAGCACCCCATGCTCTGGCAGTCTCCCAATCTTAACCTTAGCCTGATTCTCTTCAATCGTTCTTGCCGCAGCATCTTCACACTGAGCAACATCAGGGAACACGTCAGGCGGGGAGATTGTCCTACATTCGTCTAGGGTACAGATTAGGAAGATGAGGGAGATCATGGTTCCTGTAACTCCTGTCTGAGCCTACTCAAGTACCAGTCGGCCTTGTTCAAGTCTTCCATCTGCTTGCCCTTGTAGCGCCAACGGTGAGAGTACTTCTTGAAGTTGCCCTCAAGGTATCCAAGGAAGGCTTCTTTGGGCATGTTGTCTTTCAGGTAGTCGATGCACTCAATCTGCCCGAAAGCGTAGTGTGCAGGACTGTTCACCATATCCACTGTCATAGCTTCTCTTCCTCGAATGCCACGATCCACTGCTTACAGATGTCACTGCGAACAATGTCATCCACTCCAAACTCAATGACTGGTACAGGCAGTTGATGCTTCTTGGCCAGATGAATGATCTTTGATAGACCAGATTGCCCGTTGATATCAGACTGCTTTACGTCACCGTTGATTACAACTGTACAGTCTTTCCCGATTCGTGTCAAGAACATTTTAATTTCAGGGATAGTGCAGTTCTGAGCCTCGTCCAAGATGATGAATGCGTTCTTGAAGGATCGACCTCTCATGGTGCTGAGGGGTGCCATTTCGATATTGCCGTTCTTGATCGCAGTCTCCACTACACCCTTACCCAGTTGTTCATTTAGAACGTCAAGAACAGGTGCAGCCCACGGAGCAAACTTCTCTTCCAGAGTACCGGGGAAGTAGCCAAGGTCTTTGCCGACAGAGACGTTAGGACGGGTGAGGATGATCTTACTTACTTCATTAACAGCATACATGTTGGCCGCATAGGTGGCAGCAATGAAGGTCTTGCCCGTGCCAGAGTAGCCACACACGATAACCTGATTAGAGCTATTGAGCGCCTTGAGGTAGCTGGCCTGATTGTCGTTCAGAGGGACGAGCGTTACCTGTCTGGCATTACCCTCTTCCACAGACTTCTTGTAACGAGAGACACGCTTGCCCTTAGGCTTCTCAAGAATCGTCACGATCAACCTCCACTTTCAAGATACCTTGGTCACCGAGGTCAAGCAGCATCTGCACCACTACCTCTTCGATCTCATTCACGTCCTGTTTGATTCTCCACGCAAGATATACGTTGACTGCTAGACCAACTAGGATAGCCGCTTCAACTAGGGCAGATGTTTCAATTACCATTTTATTTTCCCTGAGGGGTTGTTTTGAGCAGTTTAACACCTTACTCAGGGTGTGACAAGAGGGGACCGTAAAGGCGCAGTCTCAAGTCAAGTCTACAATCTCACACACGCCGGAAGAGCAAGCAAACGTCTGAGCACTCTTCGTCATGTCTTCCTTCTCGTAGTCACTGAGCTTAGTCCAGTCAATACGTGCAGGCATCAGGGCAAGAGCGTCAAGGTATTCACGTTCACTGCAGTCCTGATAGGGTGCCTGTTGGTAGGTGTGGTCAGAGTGCGGCAAGAAAGACACACCAGAGACTTCATCGAAGTGTTTGTAGACCCACGCACCAACCTCCATCCACTCTTGTTCCCGTACAGTCACAGTCACAGAAGGCTTATGCTCACACCAGTGGCGCTGATAGATCAACCACAACTCCAACTGTTCGATAGCAGTCATGTCGTTACGAGTGATAGCCCCTTGGGGAGACTTCTGTGGGAAGCTAAACACCGTTGTCGTCTCAGGCTTCATAACGCAAGGTTCGTTAGGGATACCCTGATCCTTCATGAACTGCGTCAGAGGGTCTTTGTTGTCGCCACGAACAGTACGAATATAATAGGCTGAGTGACGAGCATGAATACCAGAAGCGGAGTCGACCAGTTGAGATACCGTTCCAGACGGTTTAACGCAAGTAATAGCAGCAGAAGCAGGGATGCCAAGACGCTCAGCCCACTCAGCGTTAGTAGCAACAGCGACATCTTTCATCCTTTTCAGAGTTTTGTCGAGACCTGCGTTAGTAGGCCCGAGGAGTTTATTGTCCATGATGCCAGTCAACGACACACCCAAGAGACGCTCTTCCTCAGTGTTCTTCTGCCAAATCTTACGCAGATACGGGAAGTGCGTGTAGGTGCTCTGGATGGTGCCAAGGATCGTAGCCAGAGTTACTTTCCGCTCCAAGTCCTCAAGTGTATCCGTAGCTCGGACCACGACTTCCGTGAGATTGCAGAACTGATACGGGCGAAGAATGATTTCACTGCACGGGTTAGTACCGAAGTCATAGTCTGCATTGCGTCGTCCACTTTTGTTAGCTTGCTTCTTGCTGGCAGGACGCGAGAAGATACCACGTTCACCAGACTTAGATTCGACAAGAGAGAGCCACTCACGCATGAAGGTTTCCATGTCGGGCTTCTCAGTGTATGCCACGGAGTTGTTAGCCAGAGCACGTTGACCTTGGCCTTCCCACCAGTTGCCAGACTTAGCATGACGCATACGGTCGTCCGACAGGTTCGACAAAGAGATCATGGCAGAGCGGCGTACACCACCCACAACGACAACTTCACCAATCTTACACATCAGGTCATGGCATTCAATAGACGAGAGCTTACGCCCCTGAGCACCATTGAACATAGCCACGGTGAAGCGGAAGAGGTCTTCCAGAGGTGCAGGACCAGAGGCACGACCACCAAAGGTCTTCAACTTAGCGCCAGCCTTACGGACCTTCGAGGTATCCCAACGAGGGATTTCCCCTGCATAGAGCATAGCCACCAGCTTACGGAATGCCTTAGCCCAGCCCTCTTTGCTGTCGTGGACAACGATAACATCCTCAGAGACGAAGAGTTGGTCAGGAACCTCAGGCAGCTTCTGGACGTACTGCCGCTCAACAGAGAAGCCTACGCCAGTGCCACACAGCAGGATGAACATAGCTTCGTCGAAGGACTTGGGGTCGTCCACCGGGAGGTAGCTGCAGTTGTAGCCAGCAGTGTTGTCACGCTCCAAGGCAGGACCAGCAGTCATCAAGGCCCGCATCGAAGGCATGATGTCAAGGCCAAGGATAGCTTCTTCAAGGTCATCAAGAACAATCTCGTCACGGGTCTTCGGAACGACAACCTTGGTCAGGTAACGGGATACAGTCTCAGCCCAAGTCTCACGGCGGTTCTCTTCTTCAAGCCAACGAGCATACCTCGAAGTATGGATGAAGGCTTGGTAGTCAGTAGGCAGGTGGTTACTCATGTTGTTCTTTCTTTAGTCAATGAGGATTGCTACACGGTGGGCTTGGACAACAATCCTGTTTGTTGTTACGTCAGCTTTAGCTAACATGGGGTTCTGGATAGACCACTGTGCGAGTACAACAGGGACAG